AGAGTCTCGAGGGGTTACTCCCCTCCTACCCACACTTATGATCAGTCTATAAACAATTAAAATACAGCTTTATGAAACAGTTTTTATCCTTTCTCTACGTTTTTATCTGCCTGATGGCCCTGAATGCGGAAGTCGAGCTGAGTAACAAAACAGTCTTCTTTCTCTATACTATCTTCTGGATTGTAAATGCAGTCATAGCTGCCAACATTTGCAGTAATCAGATCAGAAACAATATTAAATAATCCACTACAACTAAAAAGCATGGCATACAACAACAGAAACACATTACTGAAGATCGTCAAAGTACAAGACATCGTATTAGAGCAGAAAAAACATGGAGCAACACAGATATATGTTTATGAAAACATAGTCCGTGATATGTTTATGATCTCCTACTCCACTTTTAACCGTTGGCTTTCCTATCCGGCCAAATATGAATTAAAATATGGACGTAAACTGGCCTCACAAAATGTCAGAAAAGACAATTCAATCAACAACTAATCCAAGTCCTATGAACCGTAATGAATACGACTATAATGAAGTCGTTGCAACTAAACGCGAAAAACGTATCCTAAAACTGGAAAACGAGCATGATTCTTTACACCGGCAAATGCTCGAAAGCACTTCTCTATGCACAAAAGAAAATATCAATAAACTAAACGGCCTCGCCATGCAAATAGGCATCATGCGAGGTTATGAGATTTATCATTATTAATTCATATTAGCAAGAAACTGTCAACAGATATCCACCTTTTCCTGAAATAGGCATCTATGTATCCCTGGATGAAAGCTTTTTTATAGACTGTAAAAAAACAACGATACAGCTAAGGTCTACAACATCATCTTCATCAGATATCCTGGCAACTATTTGTCAGGATATTTTTTGCATCAATCCAACAGGAAAATTTAAAACAAAAAAGCATTTACTTCTCTTAGATCATAAAATCTAATTTGAAGTAAATGCTCTCCCGAATGACCAGAGAACTAAACCAGTCCGGAGGTTATCAAGCTTTCGTTTTAAAGTTGATCTTCGTTACCAGCCATCCGTTATATTTATATTCAGGCGTCCATCCGACAAGTTGTAAAGGTCTGGTCAATTCATCATCGAAAGGGAATCGATATCCTTCTACTGCTTCAAGAACTTCATCAGCCAGTGCATGATGTTGTTCTACTAAACTATCCGGAATATCTCCTTCATTCTCGCTGACCACTTCTGTTACTACATGCAAATGCACACCTATTTCCGTCTGCCCTGTCAGTTTAACCGCCTGATTAATTGTCAACGGAGAAAACTCCACATAGACAACAGGTGCTACTCCAATAATCCCTTCATACTGGTTATTATACCACTGAACATCCTCCAATCCCTCAATAGGATCAAGAGCTGTTTTTAAAGCCCGATACATGCTATTATACATACTTCTTTTATTAGTTAATTACCTCACAAATATCCCTTCTTCGCGCGACATGATAAAACTTTTATAGAAGGGTTAACAGATTAGTTTCAAGGTTGATAACATTGCTTGCACAAGCCTCTTTTTACCCTTTACTTTGCCTCTGTAATCATTTATCGCAAGACGAAAAAAAGAGATATGAATAAAAAAAGAATCAGTATCAAAGGGCTAACACTCATCAAACAATCCGAAGGACTCCGGCTCAATGCATACCGTTGTCCGGTAGGTATCTGGACTATTGGATACGGGCATACCGGTAATGTGAAAGAAGGTGACTCCATCGACTCTATCAAAGCGGAGTATCTTTTAGTGACAGATCTGCGAGTAGCCGAAGATGTGGTTAATCGCGAATGCCCTCATATTAATCAGAACCAGTTTGATGCATTGGTATCATTCGTATTTAACTGTGGAGAAAAAAACTTTTTACGATCTACCTTATTGAAATGTGTAAAAGCCAACCCTCAAAACGTGAATATCCGTTATGAATTCTCTCGCTGGAACCGTGGAGGTGGCGAGATCCTGCGAGGACTTATCAGGAGAAGGAAAGAAGAGGCCGATCTGTACTTCTCATAACAATATTCACCAATCATGAACTGGGACATTATTCTAACAGCGCTCGGTTCCGGAGGGATAGCAACCCTTATTAACTGGTGGACAAACCGCAAACTTATATCTGCAAAAAATCAGTTGGAAAGGGATAATATATCCCGGGAAATGCGCGAAAAAGACAGTAAAACAATTAAAGAACTGTATGATGAAAATCGGAATCTTTGGGAAAAATTCTACGAACTGCAACGGCAGGTGGCCAAGATTGTGTCTTGTGAGTATTATATTAATTGCCCTGTTCGCTACGAGCTGCAGGACCTCAAAGCAAACAGCAACTACCAGCGCAATCATCGACAGCCTGTCATGGAGCAGAAGGGAATCCGTCACCCTCGCGACTATCCCAACAAGTCTGGCGATGATCCGGATTCCGATCGACAGTCTGTATAGGCTACCCGAAAAAGCAGTCTATATCACTCGCAACAACCAGGCCAGTGCAACCGTATCACGACAGGGAGACGAGCTCTACTTCTCTGCACAGTGCGATAGCATACGGCAAATCAATTACTATCTGGAAGAGGAATTACGTAACCTCAACCAATCATTTTTCACTAAACAAGAAAAAACAGAGAAGCCCGGAATAATCACATTTTGGCAACAAATCAAATGCTTTATAACCGGACTGATCAGTGGATTTATCATTTTATTAATCATTCAAAAATTAAAACAACATGGCAAGAAAACCAGGTGACATTATCGAAGGACGCGACTTAATGCTTTACATCAACACAGGCTCTGAATCAACTCCTACTTATACTCCGCAAGCAGCGGCAACCAGTCACACAATCACTTACAGCGGTGAAACCAAAGAACGGGTAACCAAAGATACCGGTAACGGAGCTTATAGTGAAAAGAAAGTAACCAAGTTGGGTGTTAGTATCAAATGTGAAGCATTAGTTTCTTTTGGCGACGCAGCGGGTTATGACAAATTATTAGGAGTTATGAAAAGTCGTGAAGCGGTAAAGTTGAAATACGGTTTCAGCGAAACGCAGAGTGGCGAAAAGTACGAAGAAGGTATGTTTGTTATCACATCAATGGAACAGACTTCAGCAGCCGGTGAAGATGCAACTTACAGTGCAACATTCGAAAACACAGGAGCAGTAGAAACAAAATCGTAATTAAGCGCATATGACAGCAAAAACAATGATCAATATCAACGGGCATAACTATCCATGTATGTTAACCCTGGGGGCAATGTCTGCCTATCGGCAGGAAACCGGGGAAGAAGTCTCTCAGTTACAAACCGAAAACATGGCTTCCTTGGCCATTCTTCTGTATTGTTGTACAAAAAGTGCATGTCGGCGTGAAAAAGTAGATTTCCCCTACAATAGCTATGAAGAAATGGCCGATTACATTTTGGTGGAAGATATGCCCAAAATGATAGAAGGATTATTCGGAGCATCCTCAGAAGAATCTGATCAACAAACAAAAAAAAACCTGTAAGCGCTCAATCTCTTATAGGAATGGCAGTAGGCATTCTTCGACTATCACTCGAAGAAGCCTACAGCCTAACACTAAATGAATTTAATGAGATCTATGCACAATGGAACGAACTGGAGATGATTCGTTATCGAACCAATTGGGAACAAACCCGATTTCTGGCACAATGTATCCTCACACCACACACCGGAAAAAAACGACTCGCCCCTCAGGATATTATACATTTTGATTGGGATACTCCCCCGGAAGATACCAAACCTTGCAGCATAGATGATTTTGAACGGATAAAAAAGATGTTCGATGAGTAAAAACATCTTTTATAATAAATACAGATATGAATAATACAACAAATCAGATTGATACTGGACTCCAAAAAACACTCTATAGTATTAATAAGACAAAACAAGAACTTGAATTACTTAATATCGCTTTAAATGAATTTGCCAGAAACACGGCATTTGTTAAATTTTGCAATGACATTGTAAACAATTTCACCAATATTGCAACATCTGTTACCATTACTGGTAAAGCATTTCAAGAATTAGGGCTAGCTCAAGAAGATATTTTACAACAATTAGATATTACAATTATACAACTTGATACTGTTCAAGGCAAAATAAACGAACTAAATACAAATTTTGCAATTCTACCAGAGAATATAAACACATATCAATCAACGGTCCGTGACTCAATTAACTCTTTAGCCTCTTTAGCAACAATTACTGATATTATAGTCAATAGTAAAAGTCGCTTAATAACAATCCTAGCTATTGCTGGTACTGCACTAACCATATTTGGAAAAACAGCATATAAAGAATCTGGTTCTTTTCGCAAATTCATTAATACAATCGGGTCATCTCTATTAATCGGTGCTGCACCTGCTATCAATTCATTTACAAGCACATTTCCTTCGATTACTGAGGAATTAAAAAAATCCCTTAGCCTAAGCAACGATATTCCTACAGATAGCTTAGAAAAGCAAAATGTAATTTTAAATAAAAATCTTGACACTTTAGGTGGGGTAAAGCAAAAGATTCAAGAATTAAAAAAAGATCAATTATCTGCTAGCGAAGCTCAAGCGATTGAACTAGAAAAAGAGATAAAATTATGGAAAGAGAAGTTGAACTTAATGGAGTTATCCATTACAAAAGGGGCAGCTGGAAATCTTACTAAAGGAGAAAAAACACTTTTAGCCTCTCCAATGATTCCCCAACTAGATGTTCCTCCGATACAAATTCCACTCGAAATAGACAAAAATGCTTTTACTGAAACAACCGAACAGATAAAACAAAAAACCGGCGAAATCAGTGAATTCATGTTTGACTGGGGAGCTGAGCTAAGCAAATACCTTGATGACTCTATATCCTCTCTTATGGAATCATTGGGTACAGCTATCGGAAGTGGGGATTGGAGTGGAGCATTTCAAGGGATGTTATTAAATATGATGGATATGCTTAAATCTTTCGGACAAGCTTTGATCGCTGCCGGAACAG